ATGCCTGATCGAAAAGACCCGACACCGGAAGAGATCGCCGCCGCCGCCGAGCAGGTGGCCGAGCGCGTGAAAGAGGAAGGCGTCACCGACGAAGCCGCTGCGCCAGCCATTGAGTACGAGTTCGTGAAGCGCTGCCTCTACGCCGGGCAAAAAGGGGACGGCATCCTCTACGCCACCGTGCACAAGGGGAGTCTCCTTTGCGCTCCGGAACTGAAAAGCCAATGGTTCGAGTGGACGGGCGCGTATTGGAAGCAGGTCACTGTCTACCGCGCCGAGGCTTTGGTCGAGGCAGTCGTATCCCAATACGAACAGACGCGCCTCGAAACGGAACTCAAGCTCTCCGAGGCCAAGCAGGCCCGGGACGACGAGGCTGAAAAACGCCTCCAACGGCTGTCCAAGCGGCTGCGCAAAAACATTGACGATCTTCGAGAGGGTTCCGGTGTTTCGGCCGCGCTCAGGTTTGCCTTGTCCAATGACGATCCGCTGCTGGTGCGCATGGAGGAGTTCGACGCAGATCCGTACCTGCTCGGCGTGGCCAACGGCGTGGTGGATCTGCACACCGGAGAATTCCGAAAAGCGCGACCTGGGGATCGTGTGCGCAGGACCTGCGGCGTCGAGTGGCAGGACATCGATGCGCCGTGTCCGCTTTGGCCCAGCTTTGTCCAGGAAATCGTCGGCGACGATCCAGAGGTCGCCGCCTTCCTGCAGCGGGTGTTCGGGTACGCCATCACCGGCCTGTCGTGCGAGCCGCTCTTTGTCGTGCTGGCCGGGGACGGCCGCAACGGAAAAACGGTGATGGTCGAGACCCTGGGCAAAGTCCTCGGGGATTACATGGCGCCGATCCCGGCCGAGTTGCTCCTGGATCAAGGGCAGGCCCGGGACGCTGACAAGCCGACGCCGACCATCATGTCGCTCAACGGCCTGCGCGTGGCCTACGCCACCGAGTCCGACGAGAACCGCCGGTTTTCCATCGCCCGGGTCAAGTGGCTTTCCGGCGATGACCGGCTCACCGGCCGCTACATGTGGGACCGGGATCCTTCCAGCTTCTACCCGACGCACACGCTTTTCCTGCTCACCAACCACAAGCCGCACGCCGGGGCCCACGAGTACGCCTTCTGGGATCGGCTGCGCCTGGTCAATTTCCCCTACCGCTACGTGGATAACCCAACTCGGGAGCATGAGCGGCAGCGCGACCGCACCATACCAGACCGGCTCGAAAAGGAGCTGCCCGGGATCCTGGCCTGGCTGGTGCGCGGCTGCCTCCTCTGGCAGCGAGACGGCATCGCGCCGCCGGCATCCGTGCTGGCCGCAACCGAGGAATACCAGCGGGAAGAGGATCATGTGCAGGATTTCGTTGAAGAATGTCTGCTCATGACAGAGCCGACAGACCGGGTTTCGGCCACCGCGATCTACGACCTCTACACCCGCTGGTACTTCAAAAACCGGGGAAAGTACGTCCCCAGCATGAACGCATTCGGGAAGCAGCTCACTCGCAAGATCCATAAGGATCGCAAGGGTGGCACTGTCTACTACTTCGGTGTGCAGCTCAATCCCGTCGCCGAAGACGCATATCCAGACAAAAGAGCAGACAAAGAAGGTAGTTACGGCAAAAGCCTGTGGGGGAAGTCCTCGCGGTCGTGACCAGGACCTAGGACCTCGCCAGGATATCCGCGACTGGATTGTCCTGGTGGCGGAAAGGGGCGCGTTACCTGGACGGAGGGGTGCGCCAGGACATCAGGACCCCGGCATGTAATGCCGGCTAAACGTTCAAACCTCGGCTCGGAGTATACCATCATGTCCTATCCTATCATCCTACTTCTTAAAAAAGAAAAGAAAGATGGGTGGTTACGGCCAGGATATTGCCAGGACCTTGCCATGCAGACAGGACATTGCCGCCATGGCCGCTGATCTGCTTGGTTTGTTCGAGGCGCGCGGCCTTGCGCCGAAGAAGAAAGCCGGCGGCGAGTGGGCAGCACCCTGCCCGGCTTGTGGCGGCACGGACCGGTGCATGATCAAGCCGGCGGACCACGAGGGGCGCGGCGGCTACTGGTGCCGCCAGTGCGGGGCCTACGGCGACGCCATCCAGTTCCTCCGCGACTACGAAGGCATGTCCTACGTCGAGGCCTACCGGCATCTCGGCGTCGAGGCGGCCCGGGTCACGGCCTCCTCTCTGCCGCGTCCGCCGAGACAGGTCGCCGCCCAGGACTCGTTCGTGCCGACTGCGTCCGTCCCGCCTGCCGAGCTTTGGACCCAAAAAGCGACCGCCTTTGCCGCCTTGGCCCACCAGCATCTCCTCGCCAACCCCAAAGAGCTGTCCTGGCTCGCCGCGCGCGGCCTGCCTCTCGAGGCCGTCCAGCGTTACCGCCTGGGCTGGAACCCGGGAGAGAAAGGCCGGTCGTGCCTCATCCGCCCCCGTGCCAGCTGGGGCCTGCCGCCGGTCGAGGGCAAGCCGGACAAGAGCGGCAAGCCGACGCTGAAAAAGACTTTCTGGATCCCCCGCGGCTTGGTCATCCCGCATTCCGCCGGCGACGCTCCGGACAGCCCCGTCGCACGGCTGCGCATCCGCCGGCCCGAGGCCGACCGCCGCGAGTTCCGCGAGGAAACGAAATACTACGTCATCCCCGGATCGAACATGGACGCCATGATCCTCGGCCGCGACGCACGCGCCTTTGTGGTGGTCGAGTCCGAGCTGGACGCGCTCATGCTCCACCATCAAGCCGGCGACCTGGCCGGGGCGGTGTCGGTGATGACGGCCAGCGTCAGGAAGATCGAAGCCGGGGTGCTTGAAACCCTGCGCGACGCCCTGGCCATCCTGGTGGCCCTGGACGCCGAGGGCAAGGACGGGGCCGGGGCCAAGGGGTGCGCACGGTGGATGGCCAGCTTCGCCCGCGCCAAACGCTGGCCGGTCCCGGTTGGCAAGGATCCCGGCGAGGCCTTCGAGAAGGGCGCGAACCTGCGCGCCTGGATCCTTGCCGGGCTGCCGGCGGTGTTGCGTCCAGGACTTTTGCCGCCTGGACAGCCGCGTTGCGTGGGGGCGGGAGAAGATGAGGCGGCGCGAGGCGGCGCGGTCGAGAGTGCGCGGGAGGCTGCCGTGAATGTGCCGGCGGCGACGGAAGATGCGCGGCAGCCACAGGAAACTGCGCCCGCCGTTCGCTGGCTCGATCCGGACCACGCGTCGGCGTTCCATCTTGTGCCGCTCCGCGAGCTGCTCGAGGCCATGGCGCGATACCGTGTGGAGCCTGTGTTGATTCCCGGCCGGGACAGCAATGCCGAGCGGTTGCTGGCGTTGCGCGCGCCGCGCGACATCGTACCGGCCGAGCGTGATCGCATCACGGGGATGTTTTTCGGCGCGTGTCTCGAGGCTGTCCTGTGGTTCGCGGATTACCGGGGCATGCGCGCGGTCGAAAACTGCGGGCGAGATGTGTTTGGCCGGTCAGAAGGCAACGGGCAGGTCGCGGCCATTGTGCGGCGCGCGGATCCCGAGACGACGAATCTGTCGTTTGCCGGCTGGGCCCGGCTGGACTTCTGGCGCTGTCCGGAAGCGGCGTGAAAGTGGAGGGCTGCCTGCCGGAGTTGCAGCTCCGACCGGCGGCCGGATGAAAAGGGCATCCGACCAGGGAACCCCAGCCCTCCAGCCATGCATGGCCCGGAGGCAGTAGCACGGGGATGATCGGATGGAAACGCTCAAACTCGAACAATGGCCGCTGGCGCGGCTGCGGCCCTACGAGCGGGGCCTGCGCAAATACAGCAAGGACGTGGTGGAACGGATGATGGCGGCGATTCGGGAATACGGATTTCGGGTGCCGGTGCTGGCGCGCTCCGACGGCCAGGTGGTCGACGGCCGCCTGCGCCTGGACGCGGCCGTGCGCCTGGGGCTGGCCACGGTGCCCGTGATCCCGGCCGACGAACTCACCGAGGCGCAAGTGCGCGCCTTCCGCCTGCTCGTCAACCGCTCAGCCACCTGGGCGGCCTGGGACGAGGAGATGGTGGCCGTGGAGCTGGAGGAGCTGCGGGAGCTGGATGTGGATCTCGCGCTCACCGGCTTCGACGTCGCCGAGCTGGACGCCCTGCTCGACCTGCTGCCGCTCCCCGGCCGCACGGATCCAGACGACGTGCCGCCTGTGCCCGAGACGCCGCAGACACGGCCGGGCGATATCTGGTTGCTTGGCCGGCATAGGTTGCTTTGCGGCGACGCCACCAGCTCGGCCGATCTGGCCGCACTGCTCGGCGATGAGCGCCCGGAGCTGGCCGTCACCGATCCACCTTACAACGTGGCCGTCGAGGGCAAGGCCGGAAAGATCCTCAACGACAACATGGCCGGAACAGCCTTCCGTGAGTTCCTGGGCCGAGCCTTTGCCGCGCTTTTTGCGGTCCTGGCCGACGGTGCGGCCGTGTACATTGCCCACTCGGAGACCGAGGGCTTTGCCTTCCGCGACGCGTTCCAGGCCGTCGGCTTCAAGCTGGCCGGGTGCCTGATCTGGCGCAAGAACATCCACGTGCTCGGCCGCTCTGACTATCACTGGCAGCACGAGCCGATCCTCTACGGCTGGAAGCCGACCGGCCGGCACGCCTGGTTCGGCGGCCGCCGCCAGACCACTCTCCTCGAGGCGCTGCCGGGCGCAGTGCTCCTGGATGACGGCCGCGTGCAGATCCCGGCCGGCGACGACGTCTACCTGATCTCCGGCCATGATCTGGCCGTGGAAGTCGCCCCGGGCTCCATCGTCAGCGTGGACAAGCCGACCCGCAGCGACGCGCACCCCACCATGAAACCCGTGGCGCTCCTCGAGCGCTTCATCCGCAACTCGTCCCGCCCTGGCGGCCTGGTCATCGATCCGTTCGGCGGATCCGGCTCCACGCTCATGGCCTGCGAGGGGTTGGGCCGGTCCTGCCGCACTCTCGAACTGGATCCGCGCTTTTGCGACGTGATCGTGCGGCGCTGGCAGGACCACACCGGCCGCGTGGCCACCCGTCCGGATGGACGGCTGTTCCCGGCCAGTGGGGACGCGGCATGAGCGAGGACCTGACGCCCTATCTCGCACGTAGCGCCGCCACCGATCTGCCCGCCCTGCTGCGGGCCAAGGAAGGGGCCAAGAGACGCATGAACGATACGCCAACCAAGGAAAACATCGAGGCCTTCAAGAAGGTGCGCGACGAGGTCGACCGCGCTGCGGTTCCGGTGGGCGAAGGCAGGCTCTTCGCCAAGCGGCCGGCCGCCCTGGCCTATCTGCAGGGGCGCGGCTTTTCGATCCAGAAAACCAAGTTCTACGCCGATTGCAAGGCCGGGCTTGTGCCAACCAATGCCTCCGGCCAGTTCGAGGAAGCGGTGCTGCTGGCCTACGCCTCCGCCCTCCCCACCGTGGCCAAGGAAAAGGACAGCGAACTCTCGGGAGAAGCCCGTCGGCGGCTGACGGCCGACGCGGACTACAAGTCCGAGCAGGCCAAGCTCGCCCAAAAGCGCCGCGAAATGCTCGAGGGCAAGCTGGTCGAGCGGGTGCAGGTCGAGCGGGATCTGGCGGCCCGGGCCCAGTTCTTCAAGCGCCAGATCGAAAACGCCGGACCGCTCTTTGGCGCGCGCATCATCGAGGCGGTCGGCGGCGACGAGACGAAGCTGCCGGAGTTCCTGCTGTTCTGGGAGCAGGCCACGGCGGACTGGATGGATGCCTGGTCGGCGGACAGGGAGTTTGTGCTCGGGACGGATGCGCCAGAGGCCACGGCCTCCGGTCAGGCCTGAACCTGTAAAACGCGAGGAGAATGCTATGAGCGGTAGTCCCTGGAACCAGACGTTTAGCGGACTCGCATTCGATTTGTTGGACCCGTTGTCGAACATGGTCAGCATCAAGGACATCGCGCACGCGCTGTCGAACCAGTGTCGTTTCAACGGTCATTGCAAACGGTTTTACTCGGTAGCCGAGCACTGCGTCTATGTATCCCGTGTCGTGCCGAAGCCTCTGAAGTATTTGGCCCTGCTCCACGATGCGGCCGAGACCTACACCAACGACATCACGCGGCCGCTCAAGTCGCTGCTCCCGGATTTTCGGGATGTCGAGTCCAGGATCTGGCAGGTCGTCGCCCACCGTTTGAATCTCCCCAGGGAGATCCCCGAGGAGATCCACATCGCCGACCAGCGATTGTTGGTCACCGAGTCGGAATACCTCATGTCCCCGTCGCCGCGTCCCTGGCTGGCCGGCGTTGCGCCCTACGATCTGCGCGAGATCGGCCTGCGCCACCCTAACCAGTTCGGCCTGCTGCCCCGTGACGCGCATCGTCTGTTTCTTGAGCGGTTCGCCGAGTTGTCGATTCTGGAGGACCGGTCATGAGCGGTAAGTCTAAAATAGAATGGTGCGATTCCACCTGGAATCCCGTTCTCGGGTGCTCGCCGGTCTCGGCCGGGTGCGCGAACTGCTACGCCGCCCGGTGGGCCTGGCGGCTCTATCAGATGGGCCTGCAACGGTACGACATCCTGGCCAAACCGGACGGCACATGGACTGGCAGCGTCCATTTCGTCGAGGGGGAGTTGAACCGGCCTTTGACCTGGCGCAAGCCCAAGCGGATTTTCGTGTGCAGCATGGGCGATCTGTTCCATTCGCGCGTGCAGCCCTTCCTCTGGGATGAAGTGTTCTCGCGCATGGTGCTGACGCCGCGCCACACCTATTGCATCCTGACTAAACGCCCCGAGCGGATGCGCGACGTTCTTACCGCGCCCGGCATGGCTGAACGTGTCCTTCGCAGGGCCACCAGCTTCCCTTTGCCGCTTCACCCCACAGGCAAGCCGGCCTGGCCGCAATGGCCCCCGGCGAACGTTTTTGTCGGCACCTCCATCGAGGACCAGCCGACGGCCGACGCGCGCCTGCCGTTTGTCATCGAGTTGGCGTCCCTGGGTTGGCGGACCATGATCAGTGCCGAGCCTATGCTGGGACCGGTGGATCTGACTCACTGGCTCGAAGGGTGGATGTGCCGGAAGTGCGGCGTGACTCGTCTCCCGATGGGTGAGCACGGCTACTGCGATTGCCCGTTACCTGACGATCCGGATGAGGCGCAGGGCGACCATCGCCCGGGAATGATCGATTGGGTCATCTGCGGTGGCGAGTCCGGTCCCCATGCCCGCCCCATGCACCCCGATTGGGCGCGGAGTCTGCGCGACCAGTGCGCGGCAGCCGGCGTGCCGTTTTTCTACAAGCAAAGTGGTGAGTGGGCTTTCGGCGGGGGACAAGCAACGCACGCGTTGACCAGCCAGGGAGGGTTGCGACCACTTACACGTGGCGAAGATGCGCATGGAGCCTGGCCATGTTCCCGCGTAGGCAAACGCGCCGCCGGCAGGATGCTGGATGGCGTGGAGCACAATGCTTTCCCGGAGACACGGTCATGAAGGAACAAGCCCTTCGCCGCAAGGAGCGCCACTACTCCAAGACCACGCCGGTCTGTTGCCGTGGGTGCACCTTTTTCAAGATCCTCAACGACAGCGGCCATTACCTGTGCGCCAAGGATGACGGTCCGGTGCGCAAGCTCTCGTGGTGCCAGGAATACAAGCCCGCATAAGGAGGTTGAGCATGCCCATCCCGAAAGCCACCATGACCCTGTTGGCCGAAGTCCTGGACGAACGCGCCAGACAGATTTCCAAGGGCTACACCCTCGAGCATGACGACGCGCACCAGCGGGGCGAGCTGGTGCAGGTGGCCGCGGCGATGTCGCTGGCGGCCATCACCAAGCACGAGCACGAGCTGAACCAATCCGTGCCGCCTGGTTTCCCCGGTTCGGGGGTGGTTCCTTACCCGTGCATGACCCCGGACCTTATACCGGACTACCCGGTGCGCCGGTCGCTCCTCGTTGCCGCCACCCTGCTCCTGGCCGAGGTCGAACGCCTGGACCGGCTACGCGACGCCGGAGAGATCGAATACTGCGGCGGCTGCGGCGCGCTCGTCTGGAAGGATGAGGCCGTGGTGGACGTGGGAGGCGTGGTGCTGTGCCCCGAGTGCGCCGCCGGGAGCGAGATTGCCTACGCCAATGAGCCCGATCCTGTGGCCCGGTTCCTGCGCGAACGCTGCGATCGCAATCCCGAGGCCAGCGAGACCGTGGCGAACCTGTACGCGGCTTATGAGGACTGGGCGTCTCTCGATCCCACGTTTCGCATGACGTGCGTGGTTTTCAGCCTGAACCTCCAAGCACTGCCCTGGATCATGAAAGTGCAGGCCTTCGGCGCCGCGCACTTCAAGGGTGTGCATCTGCGGCGGGAGAGATAACCATGGATATCCCGCGCATCGCCATCGCCGTGCAACAGCCTTGGGCCTGGCTGCTGGTCAACGGCTTTAAGGATACCGAAAACCGCACCTGGCCGTTACCCTCGGCCTATGTCGGCCGGCGGATCCTGATCCAGGCCAGTGCCCGGCCTGCCTTCAACTTGTCCATGGCCAGGGACATCCTCGAGGAGATCCACGCCCGCTACGGCCTGCCGGGAGGACTGCGTTTCCCGGACGAGGGCCGGCAGTCCGGCGGCATCGTGGGCGTGGTCCGCTTTGTCGGCTGCGACCAGGGGCATCGCGCCTCGCCCTGGGCGGAATCCGGCCAGTGGCACTGGCGCGTCGCCGATGCCGCCCCCCTGCCCTTCATGCCTTGCAAAGGGAAGCTCGGCTTTTTCCGGGTGGACTATGCCGCGCCCGAGACGCGGCCCAGCCTGCTGGGGGTAGCGTGACCCCTTTGCCACATCTGACGGTCGGATCCGCTTGCTACGGCATCGGCGGCCTGGACCTGGGGTTGTCCTGGGCCGGGATGCACACGGTCTGGCTTATTGAGAAGGATCGGAAACGCCGGGCCTGGGCCCGGAAGAATTTCCCGGGAGCGAAACAATATGTCTGCATGCGGAAACTCGACGCCGAAGGCTTCGCCGGGCTCGATCCAGTTGACGTTGTTTGCGGCGGGATCCCCTGCCAACCAGCCAGTCTTTCCGGGAAGCGAAAAGGCGCGGCGGATGACCGCTGGCTCTGGCCGGAAGCTGTGCGGCTCATGGCTGCCATCCGGCCCGCTTGGGGTTTGTTTGAAAACCCTATTGGTTTCGTCACGTTGGGGCTCGACGGAGTGCTTTCTGACCTGGAAGACGTCGGCTACGCCGTCTGGCCGGTCATTGTTCCAGCTTGCGCCGTCGATGCCCCACACCGTCGAGACCGGGTTTTCATTCTGGCCCACGCCGCTGGTGGGGGACGCGACCGGCGGCCGGACGACAAAGGGAGGCGCGAGGCATTCCGAGGGCGGATTGGCAGTGACGGCCCGGGGCTTGTGGAGCACTTTGCGAGCCTCGGACGGCGAGAAGGGCAGCCCGAACCAGAAGTTTTCCGGGGGGGGCATGCCGCTGACAGCGCAAGTGGTCCGCACTGCCCTGTGGGCGACGTTGACGCACCGGGATCACCGTTATGCCAACAGCGAGGAGAGCCAGGAACGCAGGAACGAGGGGTGCCGACGCGGACAGCAGCTGCCGAACGAGGTGGCCCACCTGTACGGCCCTGGGACGGGGCGGAATGGGCCATCGGGCACGACGGGAAAGCCCGGAGGATTCCCGCCCCTGAATCCGGAATTCGCCTGCTGGCTCATGGGGTTCCCGGCCGGGTGGCTCAGATAAGCGGCTTCGGTGACGCCGTGGTGCCCTATGTCGCCTACGAGATCGGCCGCGCCATCATGGCCGCGCATCATGGGGTGAAGTTGTGAGCGTTTTACACTGGGCGCTGTTCAACAATTATCCACGCATTGCCAGGATCATTTTTTTGGACAACGATGTACTCTCTAGTTTTGCACGATTTGCATGCATAAGTGCCGTGATACCCATAAGTCGTGACGCCATGTTCACCGTCGTAAGAGACAAGGCCGCCGCAGTTATCGCACTGAAAGTCCGGAAGTTCGTCCATATCACTCGGATTAGTCATTACATAGGTCATACATATCTCCTTTGCACATTTCTTGTTAGTTGTACTAAGTTTTCTTGTGAAATTGTCAAGAGGCAGTGTTCCGCATGACCGTCCCCGAGTCCGTTCGTTTTCGTTTCACCGATGCCGAGCGCCGCATCTTCCGCAAGCGGGTGCGGCCGCAATCGTCCGTCTGGGCGGCGCAGAACATCGTGGTACAGGACGGGCCGTTCGCGGGCTCGCGCCTGCGCATGGACGTCACGCCCTACATGCCCGGCATCATCGACACGCTGTACCAGCCAGGCGTCGAGGAGGTAGGCGTCTGCGCCTCGCCCCAGATCAGCAAATCCGAACTGCTGTTCGCCAGCCTGTTTTACAGCATGGAGTTTTTCCCAGGCCCGAAGCTCGTGGCCATGCCGGACGAGGACACGTTGGCCAGAGCCGTGGAGAAAAAGTTGCTGCCACGCATCAAAGGGTCCGCCGCGCTCCGCAAGCTCTTTTACCGTTACGGCAAGGGTGCCTTCGAACTGACCGACGGATCGCCGGTCTACCTGGCCTCCTCCCAGTCTCCGGCCCAGCGCGCGTCCGTGACGGTCATGCACATGTTCCTGGACGAGATAGACCTCTATCGTCAGCTGGCCGGCCAGGGCGCGCCGGTCACGGAGTTTGAGGAACGCACCATCTCTTACGGGCACAAGCGAAAAATACTGAAAATTTCCAAGCCGCTGGGCGACGAGTCGAGCCTCATCTGGATTTGCATCACCAAGCTGTGCGATGAGCTGCGTCGCTGGCATGTCCCCTGCCCGGCCTGCGGCACCGTCCAGGTCATGCACGAGGACCATGTGGTCGTCCTGGAGCACTGCAAGGATCCTCGGGAGATCAAGCGCCGCAAGCTCGGCCGCTACAAATGCCCGCACTGCGGATACCTGTGGACCGACCACGCCCGAAACCAGGCCGTGGCGCGCGGGGAATGGGTCGCCGACGAGCCGGTGCTTCGGCCCCGCGCTGTGGGCTTCCATCTGCCGGCGTTGGTGTCGCCGTTCGTCAGCCTTTCCGAGTTCGCCGCGGACAAGCTGACCGCCGAAAACTCCGATGACGATCGGGTCAAGCGCGACTACGCCAACGGCCGCTGCGCCAAGCCGTTCAAGGCGATTGCCCTGGAAACGCCACAGGAATCCATCCTGTCGCGCCGGGCTATGTGGCTGCCGGCCAAGACCGTGCCGGTCGAGGCAGTGGCGCTCACCTGCGGCATCGATGTCCAGATGGACGACTTCTGGTTTTCGGTGCTGGCCTGGGGCCGGGAAATGCAGAGCTGGCTCGTGGACTATGGCCAGCTGCGCACCTGGGAGGACGTCATGGGGCTCGTGCACGGAACGCGCTATCCTGTCCTTGGCCGCGACGGTTCGACGCTCGGGATCTGGCGCGCCGGCATCGACTCGGGCGGCAACAAAACCAAGCACGAGATCCTGACCCGCACCGAGGAGGTCTATTCCTGGTGCCGGGCGCGCGGCGACGGCCGGCTGTTCCCGATCAAGGGACGCAGCCGGGACTACCACGTCAACGTCAGCTGGACGACCATCGACAAGCTGCCCCACTCCGGTCGGCCCATCCCTGGCGGGCTGCAGCTCTACCTGCTCGACGTCAACAGTCTGAAGCGGCTGCTCTATAAGCGGCTGCGCCAGGATGCCCGGCAGCCCATGCTGCTCCATGGCCAGACCGGGGAGGATTACGCCCGGCATCTGGCCGCCGAGCGCCTAGTCAAGGACCGGTCCGGCAACTACGTCTGGGAAGAGTTAAGCGATACCAACCACCTGCTGGACGCCACCATGATCGCCCATGCCTGCGCGGACGATTCGTGGACGCCGAGCCTGTCCTACCTGTTGGAACAAGAGCACGAGGAAACGACCAAGCCCCGCGAAACGACGCGGCCGAACGCGGATGACCGGGGATCCATCCTGGCCGCAGCCGCCAGCCGGGCCAGCGCCATTCTGGCTAACCGTTAAACGAGGGAACCATGAGCAAGACGAATTTGCCGTATGATCGCACCGCCGAGGGGCCGCTGCTGACCGTCGCCCGGGTGATGGCCACCCTCGACTGCTCGAGGAGTTTCGCCTACAAACTGATCAAGCGTGGGGAATTCAAAGTGGTGCGTTTGGGCGATGCCAAGGGATTGCGCGTGACACAAAAAAGCGTAGATCGGTACATCAGGCGCAAGTTGGCAAGAGACAATTTGTGATTTCAAGAGCCATACGGAAGGTGATTAAAATGCTGCTCCCATGTGAAGACTACCCTGATATCCTATACGTTTTTGTAAACAAATTGGATCCGGTAGCAACACATAACCTTATGTTCACAGGATGTTACATATCAAGCCTACTCACAACTCTCACAATATTTCCTGACTTTTCAAAAAAATACATTACAGGAGAATATAACGTTATTGATATGATAAATAATAAAGAATGCACTATTTCACCTTATTGTCTAACTGCAATTAATAATGATGACATCCCATGGAGCGTTGAGAGTGATGCAGAGCATGCCAGATTAACAATTAATCCATTACTTCCTTCTAGATTATCTGCTACATATGCTTTTGGAGACTACAAATCGTGCGAGGAAGCAAGCGCATTGTACGGGTGGCCATTAGACCAAGTCGTTACATTTAATATAGACAAAACGAATGGACTAGAGGCTTTTACACGAGTAGCGCGTGTTGACATGAATTTAGTATCTTATGCAATGTCATTCTATAATAACATAACAAGTGAAATTAAAACAAAGTTATGGAGAAATTATTGGAATGGCCAAGAAGGAAATATAACAATCCCTGGAGAAAAGCCACTTTGGGAGTATCTTATAGAAGGAAAAATTGTAGCTTGCAAATAATTCACGAGCAAATATCCACACTATACTGGGCCAACACCCCAAACCACTCTTGTGCTTCAAGGTCAGGTACGCGTCGTCCAGGTTGTCCAAGTGGCTGCCATGGTCAAGGTCCAGTCGCCAATCCCTGCAATTTATATGCTGCTCGAACATTCACTTGATAGGTCGTCAACACACCTTTTTTCGACCATGCAAAATCGACCCCTGATTTTGCATGGTCCGTCATCCTAAAAAAACTACCCGATATGATTGTATTTTTCTATCTTCTCCCCACCTCATTTCGCACCTGAAAAAACCGTCCATATTGTCCTTATTGTCCATGACGTCCACCGATTGACCCCTTCGGCTGTGCTAGCCCGTTGGCATGGCCATCTTCACCCGAGCGGAAAAAGCCCAGCACATCGCCAAATGGAAAGAGGCCCTCCTCGCCGTGACCGAGGGGGCCGAAATCACTATCGGCACGCGGACGCTGCGGCGGGTTGATCTCCCCGACATCCAGGCGCACCTGGACTGGCTCGACAAGCAGCCGACCGTCGAGGACGAGGCCGCCGGCCTGGGTTCGCCCCAGTTTCACCAGGGCATCATGCGGCGGTACTCGTGACGGGCGGCAACTGGATCGACCGTCTTGTCGGGTACGTCTCGCCGGAACGCGGATTGCGCCGCGCCCGGGCCCGGGCCGGCATGGCCGCCATCAATGGCGTGGTGCAGACCGTGCGCCGCACCGCCGCGAGCCGCGAGGGCACGCTGGCCAACTTTCAGCCCTCGCGCCTCAACGCCTTTGCCGTGGAGCGCGACGCGGACCTCATTCGCGACCGGGCCGAATCCCTGGTCGGCAGCGACGGCCTGGCCACTGCCTGTGTCGACACCCTGGCCCTCAACATGGTCGGCTCCGGTCTGCGGCCGCAATCCTCGCCGGATACCAAGGTGCTTGGGTTGTCCGATGACGAGGCCGACGCCTTTGCCGAAAGCGCCGAACGGGCCTGGGCCCGCTGGTGCCGCGAAGCCGATGCCGCCGACACCGACCATTTTGACGACATACAATACCAGCTAGCCCGCTCCATGTTTGCCCTGGGCGAGTACCTGCAGGTGCCGTGCTGGATCGAGGAGCCCGGGCGACAGTTCGGCTTGGCGCTCCAGACCGTGCACCCGGGGCGGCTACGCACGCCCTCGGACATGCTGGCCAACCCGCGTATCCGGCGTGGCGTGGAGGTCGGCGAGTATGGCCGGCCGGTCGCCTACTGGCTGGCCGAGCCGCCGGACAATCGCCCCCTCGCCGGCCTGTCCAGCGCCAATTTCCGCCGGGTGCCGCGCAAGATCGCCCATCGCTGGGGCTGTTTCCATCGCCGCCATGCCAATGGGCCGGAACAGTTTCGCGGCGAAACCATTCTCTCCCCGGCCATGAAGATCTTGTCCGACATATCAGCCTATGTGGACTCCGAGCTGGTTGGCGCGGTCGTCGCCGCCAGCCTGACGATTTTCATCGAGGGTGGCGCGAGCACCCTCGATGGCGGCACGGTCGGCCTATCTGGCGACAAAAAGACCGGGCTGTATGCTCCATACCCCAAGGAGCTTGCGCCCGGGACCATCGTCACTGGCCGCAATGGCGACAAGCCGCACCTGCTGGCCAATCCCCGGCCCGGCGATTCCTTCGATCCGTTCATGGCCCGCCTTTCGACGTTGGTTACCGCTTCCACCGGGCAGCCGTTCATCACGGTTTTCAAGGATTTTTCCAAGACGAACTACAGCTCGGCCCGGGCCGCCCTGCTCGAGGTCTGGAAGCTCTACTCCCTCTACCAGGACTGGTTCGTGCGCGGCTACCTGCAACATGTCTGGGAGATGGTCCTGGAGGAGGCTTATCTGCTGGGCCTCTTGAAAATGCCCATGGGCAAACAGGACTTCTATGCGGCCAGGGATTCCTGGTGTGCCGCGTCCTGGACCAGGCCGCCGCGCGGACAGATCGACATCGTCAAGGAGCGCACGGGCGAGGAGATAGGCCTGACCAATTATACGGATTCGCATTCGGATATCCTCAACGCGCGCGGCACAGACACCGAAACCATGGCTCGCAAGATCGCCAGGGATAGACGCATCCTCAAAAGCAAGGGGCTGTATATGCCCGGCGAAACCCCGCCGGCCGGTGCGACGGCCGCCACGAACGAGGACGACGCGCAGACTCCCAAGGAGGACGCGGCGTGAGCATCCAGTCGCAACGGCTGTGGGCCATGGAGCCCCAGCGCCTAGCCGGGCTGTTCCGGGACATGAAGGCCCGGGGCCTGCCCGACGCCGCCGCCGTGGCAACCATGGTCGCTTCCGGCCAGGACAGGGAGAAGAGCTTTTACGAAAGGCAGGGCGTCCTGGCCGTGGTGTCCATGACCGGCCCTCTTTCGAAGGACGGCAGCTATTGGTGGGGCATCGGTTCCACCCGGGAAATCGGGGCCGGCCTGCTCCAGGCCGCTGCCGACCCGTCGGTCAAGGCAATCCTTCTGGACGTGGATTCGCCCGGCGGGACCGTGGACGGCACCGAGGAACTGGCCGGGATCGCCCGGATCGTGGCCGCCCAGAAGCCGCTGTATGTTTATGCCTCGGACCTCATGGCCTCGGCCGCCTACTGGATCGGCTCCCAGGCCAAGGAGATCGGAACCCAGGCCTCGGCGCAAATCGGCTCGATCGGCGTGGTCCTGACGCATACCGACTGGTCCGGCTGGGACGAGCAGATGGGCGTGGACATCACCTATCTGACTGCCGGCCATTTCAAGGCCATGGGCAATCCGGACGAACCTCTTTCCGACGAGGCCCGGGCCTATCTCCAGCAGCAGCTCGACGAGGTGTACGGCCTCTTTCTCGACGCCGTGGCCACCGGCCGGCGCGTGTCGCGCGAGCAGGCCCTGGCCATGGCCGACGGCAAAATCTTTCTCGGCCGGCAGGCCCTGGAGCTGGGGCTGGTCGACCGCCTCGAAAGCCGCGCCGATTTCATCAACCGCATCGTGCAGGAGGTGCACATGGATCTGAAGACCTTCAAGGCCGAACACGCGGACACGGCGGCCGCGCATCGCGCCGAGGTGGAAACCGAACTGTCCGCCAAGGCCGAGACCGACCGGCAGGTCGCCGTGTCCAACGAACAGTCCCGGGTGCTCGGCATCGTGGGCGTCCTGGTCGGCGAGGAGCTGGGCGCGAAAGTCGCGGCCGTGGTGTCTTCTGGCGTCACCGCCGAACAGGCCAAGGCCATGGGCGCGTTTTTGGCCCCGGCCGTCGAGCAGCAGCAGCAGGGGCAGGAATCCGAGGCGCAGCGGGAAGCCATCGCCGCGATCAAGGACGCGACCCAGAAGCCGCTCGACAACGCCGCCGATCCGCGCGCGGCCGCGCCGGACTTTGAAACCCTGCTCGAGGCCGAAATCAAGGGCGGCCTGTCCAAGGGCAAGGCCATGGCCAAGGTCACCAAGGAACATCCCAAGGCCCATGCCGCCTGGCTGGCCAAGGTCAACGGCAAGGAGGGCAAGTAAATGAGCTACGTCAACCAGTCCCGCCGCACCTTTCAGGCCGGCGCGGCCATCGACGCCTACCTGCTCGTGGGTCTGACCGACGGCAAGCTGGCCGCCAACGCCGCCGACGGCGATCCCGTTGGGGTGCTCGAGTATCCCGCCCTGGAGGTGGACCAGCTCGTGAGCGTGCGTCTGCTCAACACCGACGGCACCATCGAGGTTCTGGCCACCGGCGCGGTGGCCGTGGGCGGCGACGTCCAGGCCGATGCCGACGGCACGGTCAAGGCGGATGCGGGCGCCGGCGCGCGCACCATCATCGGCAAGAGCCTGACGGCCGTGACCAACGGGGGCGTCATCGAGGTGATCCCCTATGGCTACGGCAACACCATCGCCGCATAGAGCGCGGGCTAGCGCCGCGTAACCAAGGAGATTTCAATGCCGCAGACCAAAGCCTTCATCCGCCCCGAACTCGGGGCCCTGGCCTTCGAATACAGCCTGACGGCCGCGCAGCTCGGCTTCATCGCCGACCTGGTGCTGCCGCCGTTCTTCACGCCGCTCCAGACGGCCCAATATCCGGTGATCCCGGCCGAAGCCCTGCTCGAGGTGGCGGATACCGCCAGGGCCCCCCGTTCGGCCTATGCTCGGGGCGACTGGGAATGGGATTTCCTGGACTACGTCTGTTCGGAGAACGGCTGGGAAGAGCCGGTGGACGACGTCGAGGCCAAGCTCTACCGGAACTATTTCGACGCCGAGACCATGGCCACCTACCGGGCCTTATCCATCATCCTGCGATCCCGGGAAAAACGCGCCGCCGCCAAGGTGTTCAACGCCGCCACCTTCCCCGGTGACGCCGTGGCCCATGCCTGGAACAGCTACGCCGATGCCGATCCCCGGGCTGACGTGGTCAAGGGGATCGACGCCATCCGGCTGACCACGGGTCTCAAGCCCAACGCCCTCATCCTGGACGAGTCCATCCTGCGCCAGGTGTCCATGTGCGACTCGGTCATCGAGCGTGTGAAATACGCCAATCCCGACGCCATTCGTGGCGATCTGACCATGCCCCAGCTCGAGGCCTATTTCGGCGTGCGCATCATCGCCGCCGGAGCGGTCAGCAACACCGCGCCCAAGGCCAAGGCCAAGAAGATCGACCCCATGTGGTCCCCGACCATGGCCATGCTCGGCGTGGTGTCCTCCGGCGGCCAGGATCTGCGCGAGCCCAGCCTGGGCCGCACCTTCATCTGGGAGGAAGACAGCCCGGAGACGGTGGTTGTCGAGACCTACCGCGAGGAGCAGACCCGCAGCGACATCGTCCGCGCCCGGCAGAACACCGACGAGTGCATCCAGTTCACCGGCGCGGGCTATCTGCTGACCGGGGTCACGGCTTAATCGCGTTTGCATAAAGAAAAGGGGAGCTTGATGCAGCCTATCCTGGATTCTCTTGTCGGTCTGTTGCGCGACCTTTTGGGCGATGCGGCCCTGAAGAGTTTTGCCGCCCTGACCGGCGGGGTTTTCCTGGGGGTTTTCGATTGGGGCGGCATGGCCATCAAGGCCCTGTTTTTCCTGGTCTGCATGGACTTTGCCCTTGGGCTGACCAGGGCGTGGCTGGCCGGGAAAGTCAGCCTGGCCAAGCTCCGGCGAGGCTTCGGGAAGTTCCTTCTCTACATGCTGGCCATCCTGGCTGCGCACTACGTGGACCAGTGCGCCGCGCCGCTGATCCACGTGAACTTCAGGGCCTTTGTCATCCTCTACCTCGCGCTGTGCGACGCGTTGAGCATCTTCCGGCATCTGCACTGCTTCGGGATGCCGGTTTCCAAGCACCTCATCAACCGCCTTGAAACGCTTCGGGACTGCGATGTCCCGGTTCCGGGCAAGGGGAAAAGCACAAGATGAGCACTGATCCCAAAGAAACCGCCGCCGCCACGCCGGCGCAGCAGCCGAATGACGTGGCCAGCATCAAGGCGATGCTGATCGATCTCATCGAGGAAAAGTCCAAGGCCGGCGCGACTGCGGGCGCCGCGGATCTGGCCGCGACTGTCACGGCCAAGGCCCCCCTGCTCTCCCGCCTGACGCCGCGTATGCTGGCCTGTCTGGTGCTGGCCTGCCTGCTGGTCGCGGGCGTGGCCGTGCTCTCCCCGGCCCAGCTGCCCGTGGCCGCCTACAAGCTGGCCCTGGTCGCCATCGCCGGATACCTCGGCTACTGGATCGATCGCTGGTGCTTCCCCTATGCGCGGCCGGATTCCTTCCTCGCCGCAGCCGACTGGCGCGCGGACAACAAGCCCGCCGCCGACCGGGCCAACAGCCCCGTGGTCGCCGGCTGCGAACAGATCTACGCCGCGGCCATGCTGCGCCGAGCCCTGGTGATGTTGGGCTGCATGCTGGCCATGGGGCTGGGGCTGTAATGGACGCCTCGCGGGGCATCGGCGCATTCTTCCTGGCCGTCTGCTTGGCCGTCTGTGCCGCCTGGCTGGTGGCCGGCTGCGACAAGGCCGAAGCGCCCACGGTCGCCCCGGCGGCCTCGCACCCGGCTCCGGCCGCGCCCACCGCCCCGCCGGCCGTCACCACGACGCCGGCCAGCCTGCGCGGCATCCCGCAAAACGCCCTGCGCTACCGCTCCGAACTGATCCGCAACGCCCGGTCCGCCTGGGGCCTGGATGCGCCCGTGGCCACGTTCGCTGGCCAAGTGCACCAGGAATCCGGCTGGCGACCGCAGGTCAAAAGCCCGGTGGGCGCGCAAGGCATGGCTCAGTTCATGCCGGCCACGGCGTCCTGGATCGCCAAGCTCTATCCCGAGCTGGCCGCCAACGAGCCCTTCAATCCGTCCTGGGCCCTGCGGGCACTGGTGACCTACGACCGCTACCTCTGGGACCGCGTCCATGCGGCCACGCCCTGCGACCGCATGGCCATGACCCTGTCGGCCTACAACGGCGGCCTCGGCTGGGTGCGGCGCGACGCGCGTCTGGCGGCGGGACAGGGACTCGCCCAGGACCGCTGGTGGGACAACATCGAGACCGTCAACGCCGGCCGCCGCGCGGGCAACTGGCGCGAGAACCGGGGCTATCCGCGCCGCATCCTGCGCCTGCTTTCACCGCGCTACGTCGCGGCCGGCTTCGGGGGAGGTCTTTGCCATGATTAACGGCGTGTTGCTCAAGGCCGGCGGCCTGATCGTGGCCGTGCTCCTGGTCGCCCTGGCCTGGCAGTCGGTGGGGGTGGCCCGGCTGGAAACCAGGGCCGCCGGCATGGCCAAGGAGCTGGGCGAGGCCAATGCCAGCATCGCCCAGCTCCAGGCGTCGGAGCAGACGCTCAAGGATGCCCGTGACGGCCTGACCCGGCAGGTCGAGGACTGCCAGCAGGCCAATGCCCGCGACCTGGACCGGACCGCCGACCGGACGGTCATCATCCGCAACGCCAAGCCCGTCCCGGCGCAAAAGGGAAAGGTGGTGGACGATGCGACGAGCCGCAAAGCTGCTGTGCATCTTAATAGCTGTCCTGCTGAATAGCGGCTGCGCCGCCAGGCCTGCCCCGGTGGTGGTGCAGCACCAGTTCACCCGCTGCCCCCGCCCGGCCATGCCCGAGCTGCCGGAGCTGGATCCCGGCCAGCATGTCTGCTCGCCGGAAAACCTGGAGAGGCTGCTCACCCGCAGCGACCGGCTGTGCTGGATGATCGAACAGCAGGACGCGGCCCTTGATTGCTACGAGCGGCAGGCCGCCGGGGGGAAACAGTGATGCGCAATTTCCTCCAGCATCACTTTAACGATGGGCATCTTTACTGTCGCCTGTGCGACCTGGGTGTTTCCGCGACCCGGGCCAAACGCTGGAGCCGCGCCATTGCCCGCTGGGTGCGGCCGTTGCTGTACCGCAAAAGGAGCTGACATGCCGGACTACGCCGACCATGCCCAGGCCGCCGAGACCGTGCACCGCCTGGCCGCCCTTTCCCTGGCCGGAGCCAACGCGGCCGCCGGCGAACAGCTCCGGGAAAACGGGGTGATCATCTGCCGTGACTGCGGCGAGCCCATTCCCGGCGCGCGGCTGCGCATCCTGCCCACGGCCTGCCGGTGCGTGACCTGCCAGGAAGCCGCGGAGGCGAACCAGTGCTGACCGACGCCCCCGCCGCCTTCATGACCGCCTTTGCCGTTGCCGCGACCTATGCGGCCAGCAACGCCGGCGCATCCATCCAGGCCATCGTCGAGGACTGCGCGCCCTGGGACGGCATCAACGCCTCCCTGCGCACATCCTACAACGACGGCCAGGTGCGCCTCGGCATGGCCTGGGTGCGTCCGACCGACCTGCTCGTCGTGCCAGCCTTCGGCCACACCCTCGAGCAGGACGGCCGGACCTGGACCGTGTCGGACAGCTGGCCCGAGGGCGACATGCTGGTGCTCGGGCTGTTTAGCGGCGTGTTCGTGGTGGACGTGGAGGTCAAAAAGGACCTCGAGGTGTCCGACGGGGCCATGGGATTCAAGACCGTCCCCACCACGATCTGGACGGGCAAGGCGGCGGTGCACGGCCTGTCCGGCCACGAGCGGCTGCTGTCCGGCCGGGAGGTCGGCGTGGGCTATCGCAACGGCTTCATGCCGGCCTGTCCGGATCTGGCCCCGGGCTGCCTGATCGTCACGCCCCACGCCAATCTCCACGTGACCAGCGCCTACACTGACCACGCGCGCGGCTGGACCGTGTTCGAGGCCGAGGCGCGCCAGGAGGATCAGAACTGATGGGCATATTTGGCGGTTGCTTCGATCGGATCATGGACGGCGTGCAGGAGGCCATGGACGGAGAACTTCACGACACGGTGCTCCCCGAGGCCCAGCGGCTGGTGCCGGTCAAGACCGGCAAGCTCAAGGCCTCCCTGGACGTGGGCACCGAGCGCGACGGCGCGGTCATCACCGGCTACGTCGAGGCCGGCGAACCCTACGCCCCCTACCCCGAGTTCGGCACGGCGACCCAGAAGGCCAAGCCGTACCTGCGTCCGGCGGCGGAAACATTCGACCTGCAGCGTGTGGCCAAACGCATGAAAGGCGGTGACTCGTGAGCCGCCTGACCACGCGCGGATCCGTGCGGCCCAAGCTGCGTCGGGCCCTGGACGCCTGGTTTGCGGCCCATGCCGACCATGCGTTCTACGCGGGCGTGTCCGGACGGCTGGCCTATGCGCGGGCCTCGAAATCCTGGCCGCGCCCCTATGCCGTGCTGACCATCCTGCCGGCCATTCCCCGGGACACCCTCACCGAACGCATCGACGAGGTGCCGCTGCAGATCATGGTTTTCGCGGACAGCTCCCTGGAGGCCGATGAGCTGGCGTCCCTGGCCTCGGATCTGTTCGAGGGCCGGGTCATCTCCGGCGATGGGCTCAAGGATTTCGAGTTTTCGCGGGGTGAGGACGTGCCCACCCTGCCGGACGAGGACGGGGTTTGGGGCGCTGGCATCCAGCTGACCGGCCTCGTTGAAACCTCCCAATAAGGAGACATCATGGACAGGGCGAACTTTCAGCTTGCCGTGGATGCGGCGCTGGTCCTCAATTACGGTCTGGTCAACCAGGCCATCGTCAAGGGGCTCAACAAGATCGGCCTGCCGGAGCTGACCCGTGACACGGTCACGGCCCAGGAATTCCGTCGGGATTTCGACATCGAGTTCACCACCACGGGCAAGTTCGGCCGCATCACCTACAGCGGCAACATGCTCATTGGCGATACCCTCGGCCAGGATACGCTCAAGCAGTATTTGAAGGACAACGCCAAGATCAACAGCGCCCGTCTGTACATCGACTATGACAACTTCCTGGCTCCGGACCTGGCCAACGACAAGGAATCGGTCTGGCAGGTGTCCAAGCATTCCCCGGGCGAGACCGACAAGAACGGCATCTTTTCGTTGTCCGGGGAAATGACCTGCGGCGGCATGTTCGCCATGTTCGTCAAACACCAGACCGCCTCTACCATCGCCTTCGTGGCCGCCGGCAACACCATCACCGACACCGGCAACGGCTTCGTGACCGCCGGGTTCGCGGCGGGCCAGACGCTCATCGTGGAAGGCTCCACCAGCAACAACGGGCAATTCCTGATCACGGCCGTGGAAGCCGGCACCCTGACCCTGGACAGCGCCGTCAAGGCGGTCGTGGACGAGGAAGCCGGCGACGAGGTCACGCTCCACGGCGGCACGCTGTAGGCCGGACAATCTTTGGGCGGCAAGGGGCGTGCACGCCCTGGCGGGTTTCCCCGGCCCGCCGCGCCGCCCAATCACCACGGGGCCAGAAGGGGATGATCATGGCGAGACTTTCCGACGAGCTGCAGGACTGGTTCCCGCTGCCGGACGATCCGGACAAGGGCGAGATCCTGGTCAAGCATATCAAGAACGGCGAGCAGAACGACATCGAGGACCAGATCCAGCTGTACGAAACCATGCTGCGCCCCGACGCCGACGGCAACCTGCAGCGCGAGATCAAGCTCAATCCGGCCCGGGGCGACAAGCGCTATGTCTATCTGTGCGCCGCCGTGCGGGACTGGAAGAACTTTTTCGACCTCGACGGCAAGCCCATGGCCTGCACGGACGAAAACAAGATCCGCATGGCCCGGGATGACAAGCAGCTTGGCCAGTTCGTGGGCGAGTGCCGGGTGATCCTGGCCAAGCGGTTCGAGGAGCAGCGGGAGGCGGCAAGAAAAAACGCCACGACCTAGGCTTGTGGCTGTCCGGGGTTGACCGCAAGCCCTGCGAGGAGTGCCGGCGCACCTTCATGGTCACGCACTGGGACACTCCGGAGGAGCGGGAAAAGAAAAAGCACGGGCCGCCCTGCGACACCTGCCGGCCGAAGGAGCATCCGTTCAATGCCGACTGCTTCAGGATTTACCGGCGCTGCACCAACCAGCTCATCGTGGCGGGCATGGGCAACGCCATCGACATCAACCTGCTGGCCGTGGAGATGGTGATGCGGCTCGAGCGGATCCCGGAGCGGGACCAGCTGGAACTGATGGACCAGGTGCAGGAGTTGGCCCGGGTGGTGCTCGGCGAACGGGCTCGGGAAGCCGAGCGGAAACGCGAGAAAAACGGCAAGGGAAGGCGGTAACACAAGTGAGGATTCGAGCCGGCACCCTCGCGGTGGACATCACCGCCGACGGCAGAAGCCTTGAGAGCACGCTCAAGCGGTCGGACAGCCTGACCGAAGCCTTTGCCACCAATATCGATCGTCGGATGAAGCGTGCCAGCGGCAGCCTCAAAAGCCTGGGGCAAGCCGCTGGCATGACCGACAAGGAGATCGCCAGCCTCGAGGACCGGATGCGGAGGGGCATGGCGGCCGATGCCGCGTCCCGGTCCCTGGAGCAGCTGCGCCGCACCGCCGGCCTGACCACCCAGGAATACCGGAGGCTGGCCGACCAGATGGGCGTCTCCACGAGGGAGACGGATCGGGCCACCAGTTCGTTCGGATCGTTGGCCAAAAAGGTCGCCGTCGTCACGGCAGCCTACGTTTCCTTCCGGGCGGTGTCCGGAGCCGTATCCAGCAGTTTCGCCGACTTCCGGGAGTATGAATCCGCTTTGACGGACATGGCCAAGGTCACGGACCAAAGCCTTGCCGACATCGATGCGGCCATCAAGGCCATGCCGCGCGATCTGGGCGACCCCACGTCCCTGGTCAAAGGGTACTATCAGACCATATCCGCCGGCGTGACCGACGCCACGGCGGCCATGGACATGCTGACCACGGCCGCCAAGGCGTCCAGGTCCGCTCATGTGGCCCAGGATGACACCATCAAAGCCCTGACCAAGACCATGGCCGGCTTTGACGGCGAGATCCGCACAGCGGCCGAGGCTTCAGACCTCCTCTTTTCCATCGAAAAACTCGGCCAGACATCCTTTTCAGAGTTGGTGCCGGTCATCGGCGACGTGGCCGAGAGCACCCACCTGGTTGGCGTCTCGTCCCAGGAGATGGCGGCCGGTCTGTCGCTCATCACCCAGACCTCGGGTTCCACGGCCGAGGCGGCCACCAAGTGGCGCGCCATCATGATCGGGCTCTACAAGCCGACCGAGTCCATGGGTAAGGTTCTCAAGGCGCTCGGATACGAGTCCGGCGTGGCCATGGTCAAGGAAAAGGGGTTTGCCGGGGCGTTGCAAACGCTCCAAGCCACGGCCGACAAGTCTCACTTCTCCCTAGGCAAGCTGTTTGAATCCTCCGAGGCGCTCACCGGCATCGCCGGTTTGGGCGCCCAGGATTGGCAGCGCTACAGCGATATTTTGCGGCAGGTCGAGGGCAGCGCCGGCGCGACGGAAGCCGCTTTCGGCCGATTCAAGCAGACCTCCCAATCCGCTGTGGATACGTTCGAGGCCACCTGGAAAGAGACGGCCATCGAGTTCGGGGAACAGCTCGCCCCGGCGATGACCCAGGCGATGAAGGATTTCCAGGATGAGATCACCCGCCCCGAGGGCCGGGCGGCGCTCCAGTCCCTCGCATCCGGAGCGGTCTCTCTGGGCGAGAACCTCATGCACAACGCTGTGCCGGCGATGACTGCCACGGTGGATGCGCTCAACGAGATCATCGGGGTCTGGAACAAAATTCCCGCTCCGCTCCAGGGCGCGATCGTGGGCGGCGGCACGGCGGCGTTGCTCTCCAAGGGAAACGCCTGGGCCACGGGTGTCGGTGCGCTGTACGGCATGGCCACCTTCGGCGACGCGGCCAACGATCGTTCCGTGGCCGAGGGGCTGGCCAGGGCGCAGGCCTCAAGCAAGCTGTATGCTTCACACGGATCGAGTGGATCAAGCACCACGAGCGCCCTCGACGCCAGCATCCCCGCCGATTTTGTGCCCAAGGCGAAAAAGGCCGCGGCGGCCGTGGACGGCATCAAGGTGTCCCTGGACGGGGCCAAGAAGTCCTCGGACAGCGCGGCCAACGCCGCCGCCCGCTACGGCGAACGCTCGGACGCCTATTTCGATCAGGTGCAGGCCACCATCGCCTCCCTGACGGACAGCCTGTCCGGCGGCATGGAGAGCGAAACGCTCAAGGTCGACAAGACCTTCGAGCGTGTGTTCGCGGATATCCGCAAGTCGCTCATTGGCGCAAAGGGCGATACCGAGGGATTTTCCAAGGCCTGGGTCGCGGCCGAACAGGCCTGGCCCATCCTGCGCATGGCCGCCCAGCTCAAGGACTTCGAGAAGGAGCTGGACAAGTCCGCTAAGTATGCCCGGGACATGGGCACCTATCTGTCCGATCCGGACCAGCTCATGGCCGCCGACTGGCTGGAAGGCTACAAGCAGTACCTCGAGGATCTGCGCGAGGCCCGAGCCGAAACCGACCAGGAGGACGCCGCGGCCGTGGCCAAGGCGCAAACCCGCTGGGATGCCTACCAGGAGCACGTGCTCCAGTCCCAGCGGGAGCGCCTGGGCGAAGGCGGCAAGCTGTCCGATGCCTACTGGCAGGACGAAGCCGCCGCCCTGCAAAAGCATCTGGACGCGGTCAAGGAGGTGGCCAGCGATGAGACGGCGGCCAAGATCTACGAGGCCGAGCGGTGGGACGAATTTCTTAAAGAACAACTTGAAGAAGAGGCCAAATACGCCGGCAGCTTCGGCGAGACCATGGCCGCGAAATGGTCCCTGGCCTTCGGCGGCTACGAGAGCGAGACCACGCGCGCGAAAAAGCGCTGGGACACCATGGCCGACGGCATCATCCAGGGCACCAACGACGTGGTGGATGGGATCTCGGGCGGCATGGGCGACATCGTCCGCTCGGCCGGAGAAGGCGCGGACGCCATCGCCAACATCGGCGAGAACCTGAAATCGCGGCTCCTGGATATCGTGGCCAGCCTCATCGAGCAGGCCACGAAGATGCTGCTCAACGATTTCATCGGCATGCTTTCGTCCGGGGTGTCCGACGGCAGCGGCTCCTTCCTCTCGTCCCTGCTCGGCAAATCGTCCTCGTCCTCCGGTGGCAGCGACGTCCTCGGCCAGGGGACTTCCGCGCTCAAGACGCTGGGGGACTATCTCGGCCAGTCCGCCGGCAAGGCGGTGGGCGACACCCTGACCACGGCGGCGTCCTCCGGCTCGACGTTGTTTCTGGGCGGCAGCAATGCCATGGCGGACATTTTTTCCGATGGCATCGACATGTCCGCCCTGGGTGCGGCGGCCACCACCTATAACACCGTGGGCGCGGAGGCCATGGCCTCCACCTACAGCGTAGCCGAAACCGCCGGCATGGCCGCCACGTCGATCTCCTCCATCCTCACCACGGCCCTCCCTATTGTCGGGGCCATCGGCGGCGCGATCGGTCTGTTTTCCGGCTTGTTCGGCGAGAAAAAGGAAGAGGTCCGCAAAACCGCTTCCGGCTACAATGTCGGCTATTCCGGCGGCTCGACCACGGTCAGCGGCGTGGACTTTTATTCCGACGGCAGCGTGGTGGGCACGGGCGTGGCCGACCCGGACGTCACGCGCGAGATCTCGGAATCGTTCAGGGACGCGGCCGAGGTCATCGACGACGCGGCCGAAAACCTGGGTTTCGCCGTCGACAACCTGATCGAGAATTTCACCATGCCCTCGATGAACATCACCGAGGACCAGCTCGGGCCGTACATCGAGAACGGCACGAATCTTTTGGCTTTCCAAGCGCTTGAGGCTGCAGGTTTGCGCGGCGCGTTCGATGCGCTGGCCGACGACGGGCAAACATACATCGACCAGATCCAGGAGTTTTCCGCCGCCTTTTCGACCGTGGCCGGCAGTCTGTCCGCCTACGGGTACGAGATGACCGACGTGGCCCAGATCACCGGGGATCAGGTGGACGCGCTGCGCCAGCAGACCATCGAAACGGCGGCCGGCACATCCCAGGCCATCCTGACCATGGCATCGTCCATGGGCGCGACATCGGACCAGCTGGCGATCTTGGCCGAGAACGCATCCGACGGATCGCAGGCCCTGGCCGTGACCGACGAGCAGCTGCAGAACCTGCTGGCCGCGAAATACTCCGAGGACCTGCTTACCGCCGTGGGCGGCGAGGACGCGTTCGCGTCCATCATGACCAACCTGACCAGCAACGTCTTCAGCACGGTCGACGCCTACGTCGAAAACCTCGGGTATTACACCGATAAGGCCACCGATTCTATCGGCAAGCTGGGCGACGCTTCGGTCACCATCGACAATTTCTGGGCGAAGTTTGACGCGGCCATCAAGAACGGCTTGAGCGTGGACGAGTTCGAGGCCTGGGGCAAGGCTTCCGAGTGGGTGGCCAACCTCAACAGCATCAACGACGCCATTGCCGCCTGGAATGATAGCATGACGCAGTTCGCCCAGTCCCTGGACGTGCGACTGCTCAAGGCCCAGGGACTGGACTACGAGGCCGAAATCACCCAGTTGGCCACGGACGCGGAATGGGAGCTGGCCGACGCCCGGGCCGCCGGCTACGACGCGGCCCTCATCGCCCGGCTCCAGGAAGTGCAGGCCGCCGAGATGGCGGCCAAGGTGGCCGAGCATCTGCGGGACTACGCCGACAACCTGCGCGACGCCAACAAGCGCTATGCCGAGGCTGTGGACGACTCCAGCGCGTTGGTGGCCATCGCCATCGAGGAGAACGCCCTGGAGCTGCAGGACCTGGCTAAGGAGTTCAACTGGAGCGTCGGGTCGAGCGAGGAGGGTCTGTTCCAAGCCCTGCAGAGGGCACAGTGGGCCGAGATCATCAACATGATCCAGGAGACGGCCGACGCCCTGGCCGAAGCCACAGTGGCCATGGAATGGGATCTCAAACAACGCCGGGCCACCATCGATGGCTATGACGAGGAGGCCGAGGCGCTGGGCATGGTCAAGGGGTTTCTGGACGAGCTAGGACAGGCCTACGAGGACGGCCTGGACGCGGATCTGGTCGCCGATCTCATGCAGACACAGCTCGAAGAGCTGGCCAAATACTGGTCCGACGTCATCGACGAGATGCAGGACGATCTGCAGGACCTCTATACCAGCCAGTCCGAGCTGCTCGATTCCCTGGCCGGAAATACGCAGACGGCCATCGAGCAGCTCTACGCCCTGTTCACGCGATACCAGGCCGGAGAAACCGACCTGGCCGACGACATCATCGATTCCCTGGGGGCCATCGCCGACGCCATCGATTCCATGGTCGATGATATTTACGACACGATCCACGAGATCCGCACCGGCAGCGAATACACCACGGACGACGCCGAAACCGTGGCCGCCAACGCCAAGGCCTATTTCGACGAGCAGGCCGCCCTGGCCGCCTCGGGCGACACCACGGCCATGGCCAACATCACCAGCTATGGCACGGATTACCTGGACGCCCTGCGCAGCTCAACGGCTGACGAGTCCGTGTACAGCGCCGGCGTGGATTATGTGACATCCACTCTCTCCTCCCTGGCCAGCGGCGCGTCGTCCACGTCCGGATCGCTGACCGACATCGCCACCACCGTCACGGACGATCAGATCGCCGAGGCCGAGGCGGCGCTCAAGCGGGCCGAGGTGGCCCAGCTCGAAACCACCTATGAGACGCTCTACAACCAGGCCCTGGAAGCGTTCAAGGCCAGCACAGCCGGGACATACATATCCGCTTTTGCGACTACTGGGGCTGGATGGCAGGGTTTTGCGGACCTTTTTGTTGATTATGACGCCAACGGAACAACGCGGCTGGAAGAGATCCAAAACGGCTCCATCAACTGGACGGACTACATCGGTTGGTTCCTCAACAATTTTGGCACGGGCAGCGGTGCCGTGGATTGGGATAGCGCGATCGCCCTGTGGACAAATTATGCCGCCCTGCCGTCGACGGTGCAGAGCCTTTGGAACCAGTCCCAAACGGCCTATGGCGATTGGCAGTCGCTCAAAAACTCGTATGGATTCTCCACCGGCGGCATGATCGAGGGTGGCATCCCGGGCCAGGATTCGGTGTTCGTGCTCGGCAAGCCCGGCGAGGCGGTGCTGACGGAATACGAGACCGACTTGCTACTCTATCTGGCCAGACAGCTTGGCGGCGTTTCTCCCGGAGCTCGCGACCGGGACGATCTGGCCAGCGAGGTCGCGGAACTACGGCGGGAGGTCGTCTCGTTGCACCGTGATTTCGTCGCGACCCAGGATAAGCTCGCGGACAAAACGACGGAAATCGCCTCCATGTTGATCCGATGCGGCGGCAAGGACGGCACCCTCATGGTGAGCGCGCAATGAAAATTGTGATCCCCAGGGACATCACCCTGATCTCCACCAACGTGGCCGAGAACGACGCCCAGGAATGGGACGCCGACACCACCTATGCCGCCGGCACGACGGTCATGGTGACGGCTGATCATCGGGTTTATCTGTCGTTGCGCGAGACGACGGGCGAAAACCCGGCGGATCACCAGGTTGGATCGGATCCGGCCTGGAGCGATAAGGGCGCGACCAACGCCTACAAGATGCTCGACGAGTACATCAACACGACGACCTCGGCCGAGGAACTGCTCGACGTGACCATTTCCGTGGCCCGGTGCGACGCCGTGGGCCTGTTCGGCTGCCGTGGTAAGACGTTGACCATCGACGTCATCTCCGGCGGTACGATCATCTACACCAGGACCTGGACCCTGCTCAAAAAGGTCTACACCTACACCGAATACTTTTTTTCCGACCCGGTTTTCGTGCGGGACGTGTTTACGGCTATCCCGATCCGCGGCGCATCCACCATGCGGATCCGCATCGACGCGGGCGCCGGCGGCACGGCCAAATGCGGCATCGTGGTGACAGGCATGTCGGCCTATCTGGGCGAAACACAGTGGGATGTCACCCCGAGCCGCGTCTCCTACTCGAAAATAATCACCGACGATTACGGCAATACGTCCCTGAGCAAGGGCCGGCTGGCAAAGTACCTGAAATTCAAGGCGCGCATCAATACCAAGGAGATCGATTACATCCAGAAGCGCCTGGACGATATCGACGGCATCGCCTGCATCTTCGTGGCCTACAGCGAGACCGGGTACCAGCCGGAGGCATTGCTGGTTTACGGCTACGCAAAAGAGGTGGAGCCAAACCTGCCCAACAGTGAACTGTCCACCGTGCAATTCGAGGTCGAGGGCCTCGTTTAGGGGGAGCCATGTCCATACCGTCCCTGACGCCGCTGTCCACCCCGCCTGGGCGGACGGCCGACGATTTCGATGATGCCATGCCGAAGACGCTAACCGAAGTCGACAACATGGTCGACCAGCTCAACGAGATCGTCGACGCGATCAATACCATCCTTCCGGCGCTCGATGAAGTCCCGACGCAATCCGCGACGGCGTCCGCAGCGGCGACCATGTCCACTGACGCCGCAGCCACGTCCACAACCAAGGCGGATGAAGCCGCCGCGTCGGCGGTTCTGGCCGGCGAGGCCCAGGCCGGCTCGGAGGCGGCCAGGAATGTGACGCTGGCCGCGCGGGATGAGGCCGTGGATGCCGCACTGCAGGCCCTGGCGGGCGGCATCCCCATCGGCATCGGCACGGCGGCCGGCGACCTCATCTACTACCCAGCGGCCGGAGCCCCGCAACGGCTGGGGATAGGCACACAAGGGCAAGCCCTCCTGGTCGGTCAGGACGGCTTACCCTTGTGGGGCGACGTCATCAGCGGTGCTCAAAAGTGGTCTGGCATTGCAGTTGAGGACTATACCGCCACGCCGGCCAGCAGCAGCACTGTGACTATGTTGGCGGACAGGACGGCAATTATACGTCCTGGGATGGCTCTACGCTATAGCATTGGCGGCACGGTATATTATGGCATTTGCACAGCGATCACGGCCGGCCTTATGACCGTGGCGGGAGCGCCACTATCCGGCGACGTAACATCCATTGATTACTCGATATTCCCCGGAATGGTCGAGATCATCCAGTTGATGATTCCGGGTTATTGGGCGGACACTGCCGACACATCGCTCATCCTCAATGATCTGGTACAGCCGTTTATCTGGGGCGGCCCACCGGCCGCATTGGTGACCATCCAGTCTCGCACCCGATCGACTGACACAGGCGGATCAACGTACCCTCGTATCAACGCGCGTATCGGCGCAACGACCACCGACCGCATTTGCACCAGCAATTCCACAGCCGGATTGGAGATAGCCGCGTCAACGACATGGTACACGTCTGTCGTTGATATTGATCCGACACAATATATGGTCAATACGGGCGACACCATCGAACTCACCACAGACGCCAACGGCGGGAACGATAACGCGTCAGATATGGTAGTTGTTCTAAAGTTTGTTTACTCCTAGGGTGTACTAACTATGCACCATATTATCCCGACTGCTGGCAGGCTTAATAATAGCCACACAAAGTTACTTCTACGCGGCGACTCTTTTACGGATGCCAGTCCGGTAGGAAGGCATATCTCCAATGTGGGGTCTGTGTCCATAGTTCCAGCTTTTGGTATTAAGGGACTGAGCTTCGCTGGGTCTACATCACAGTTTTTGACAACTCCGGATTCATCTGATTTTGATTTGCTGAATAACGACTTTACGATAGAATCGTGGATAAATTCAAACTCATCATCATTCCAAACCCTTACATCACAGTATGACTCTGTGGATGCCTACCAGCATTCAAGGGCTCACGCACTATTTTTTAATCTTACTACAGCGTTATTTTATTCTTATAATACATCAAACACTAGAGTAATATTTACTTTTACGTTTCCAACTGAATGGTCTATTGGGTCAGACAACCATTTATCAATAAACCGTAGAGGAACCGTCCTAGAGTGCTACTCAAACGGTAAATCTTGTGGCCCTCAAACAATAAATTTCTCAATACAATCTGGAGATAGAGAGTTTTATGTTGGACGATACTGTGAGGTTGGTGCGTACTATTATCCACTAAATAGTAAAATATCTAATCTAGTCGTTGCAACTGGCGTCTCTTTACGAACCAAGAATTTTGTTCCGATTAAAAAATATTAGGGAGTGATTTATGTATTTTGCGAAAGATAAAGACGGTACCCTCCATAAGGTTCGCGACGATGGAACGACGCGCCCCATTTCCGAGGATGATCCTTGTTACATAGAATGGATGGCGCTGGGTGGAGTGTTGGGTGAGATGCCAGTTGCCTCCAGCCCGACGCTTGCCGAATCCATCGCCGCAAAACTCGCCACGATCCGCGCCGCTTGCGATGCGGCACTCAATCCGCTGGCGGCATCCTACCCGGAGCGCGAGGTGCAATCCTGGCCGCAGCAGGTGACAGAGGCCACGGCATTGGAGAGCGACGCCGCCGCGCCCGCTCCGCTGATCCGTCAGATGGCGGCTATGCGGCCGAGCCTCGGCGACACCCAGGATGCGCGCGTCATAGAGCTGGCCCGGCGCATCCGCCAAAATGCGGCGGACTGGTCCGCTGTGGCTGGCCCGATTATCGGCAAGCGGCAGGCTCTGGAGGATCAGGTAACGGCCATTCAGGTCGCCATGGACGCCGGAACTATGACCGAAGCTGACGCCATCACGGCCGTCGACGCCGTGTCGTCCAGCTATGAAGCGGTTTAGCCCGAGAACGCCAAGCGCGTGCAAGCCCCGGTGGCGGGATTTTGAAAACTCAAGTCGCCTTGACCTCCGGCAGCTCCTGCCAGGACGTCGTGTAGCGCGGCGAGCGCAGGGCCTGCTTCATGCGCCAGTCCTGCTCGATGCCGCAGGCGGCGAACTTGAGCGCGTCCCGGCCGAAACGGTCGTTGATCGCATCGAGCACGCGCATGAGCCGCTCTCCCCTGCCCCCGGCTTCCGGCTCGGGTTCCAGCAACGAAAGCTGCCGGCTTTTCAGGCGCTCCAGGCCGGACAGCATGACGCCGGCCTTCTTGTAGCGGTAGCCTTTGCGGAAAATGCGTTCCAACACCCGGATCGCGGCCCGGATGATCGCGGCGGTGTGCGCCGTGGCCACGGGCAAGGCGGCATAGGCGGAATTCGCATACTGGGGCTCGCCGTCGATAAAGGTATTCGTCTGCACCCAGACCGTCACGCCATTCGCCTGCAGGCGCGCGGCGCGCATGCGTTCCGCCGCCCGGGTGACGTAGGTGGCCACGGCCTCGCGCATGTCCTCGATGGTCAGGACCGGCCGGCTGAACGACCGTGAGGCGGCCACCGACTTTTTGGCCGGCGCGACGGTCTCCAGGTCGAGACACGGGATCCCCCGCAGCTCGAGCTGGGTGTGCAGCCCGCCGATGGTCATCCGCTTCTTGACCAGGTCCCGGGGCAGATCCCGAAACTGCCGGGCATTGCGCACGCCCAGGCGCTCCAGCATGGTGGCGTAGCGCCGGCCGATGCCCCAGACATCCTCTACCGGCACCCTTTCCAGCACGGCATCCGGATCCGCGCAGGCCTCGAAATCCAGCACGCCCTCGAGGGCGGCGTCCTTCTTGGCCAGCTTGTTGGCCACCTTGGCCAGGGTCTTGGTCGGCCCGAGCCCGATGGAGACCGGGATGCCTGTCCAGCGCCCGACCGTCTCCCGGATATGCCGGCTGTAGGCCATGACATCGTACGGCATGCCGGTCAGCTCCAGGAACGCCTCGTCGATGGAATAGATCTCCAGGTTCGGGGTGAACCGGGCCAGGGTTTTCATGACCCGGGCCGACATGTCGCCGTAGAGCGTGTAGTTCGAGGAGAACACGGCCGCGTTGTGCCGGCGGAACAGCTCCCGGCACTCGAAGGCCGGCTTGCCCATAGGGATGCCGGCGGCCTTGGCCTCGGCCGAGCGGGCGATGACGCAGCCGTCGTTGTTGGACAGCACGACCACGGGGCGGTTGGCCAGGGACGGCACAAACACCTTTTCGCACGAGGCGTAAAAGGAGTTGCAGTCCACCAGGGCCAGGATCTGGCGGGGCGGCATGGCGGTGTCAGGTCCGGTGGATGACGAAGGTGACCACGCCCCAGATCTCGAAGGAGGACTCCGGCCGGATCTCGATGGGCTTGTAGGCGTCGTTTTCCGGGGCCAGGAACAAACGCCCGGCCATGTGCTTCAGGCGCTTGACCGTCAGCTCCCCGTCCACGGCCGCGATGACGATGCGCCCGGGCCGGGATTCCTCGGCCCGATCCACCACCAGGATGTCTCCGGATTGGATGCCGGCGTCGCGCATGGATTCCCCGCTGGCGCGGACGTAGAACGTGGCCGCTGGATGGGCGATGCACAGGTCGTTGAGATCCAGGGCCTGGTCCAGATAATCCTCGGCCGGGCTGGGAAAACCGGCGGACACCGGCGTCAGGTAAAACGGCAGAGGCTGCGAGGTCCGGGCCTCAAGAGGAATGGGCGGGAGTTGCGGGCGCATGGCCCCGTCATAGGGAAAAACGACGGGGGTTGTCCAGAATTATAAACGCACGTTGATTTCTATCAACGGATGATAAAAAAAGCCGGGGCGTGTGCGACGTTGTCGTTATCAGGATTTGAGGGGGCATCCCTCGAGGAAGCCACGCGGGTTTTTGACAATCACCGCTTGCAGTCAAGTGCCTCTTTGGGCACCCAGACGTGGCTGGTCGAGCCCGGGATCCGGATCGCGCGGATGCCGATGCCGCCGCCCGGCTCGATATAGACCGGCACGCCCTCCTTCAGAGGTCGCAACTGCCCGGTGGCGATCAGACGATCGAAAGCAGCCTTGTCACCCTGGACGGCGAAATGCGCGGCCATCTTCACGCCACGCTCGGTCAGCGAAAAATACCAGCCGTCTTTTGTTGTGCAGCTGGGCCCGGCCAGGGCCGTGGAGGCCGACGCCAGCCAGCCGGCCAGGATCAGGGCGATGATGCGCGGCATGGCATTATCCCAAGGCTAGGCAGCTCGCCCAGTGGTCCTCGGAGATGATCCGGACGGGCTCGCCTTTCTCCCGCCATTGGAGCGCGGTCTCGATCTTACGGCCATAGCTCGCGTGGGCCCAGTCGCGGCTGGCCAGGGTGCCGACCACCACATAGTGCGTATCCTTGAGCACGGCCGGGCGTACCCAGCCGCCCAGGTCGAGGATGGCCTCGGTGCAGTCCTTGCGCGAGCCAAACGCGAATTTCCCGGTCAGCACGAAGACGTGGGCGTCAAACTCCAGGGGCGGCTGGGGCTCGTCGAATGGGAGCCCTGTCGCTGCCTGGACGGTGCAGGCGCCGGGGACATGGCCGGAGCATCGCGTGAGCAGCTCGAGGAGTTCGGCGCGCTCATCGGCGTCGAGATGGCCGTCGCGGAGTGCCTCGTAGGTCCGGGCGAAGAGCACGTTGCCGGGCCAGTCCCGGGCGATGGCCTGGTTGGCCTCGAGCCATTGCAGCAGATAGCGGGCTTCTTCCTCGCTGACCTCGCCATCGATGACCATCCCCTTGCATAGGCCGAGCAGTTCGTCGACACCGCGATCCTTGATGCGTCGGGCGTTAAAAGCGCGGTTGCGGGGTTGGCCGTGGTCGTCAAGCGTGTTGTCCGCCATAATACCCTCCTTAAATCCGCCTCCGGACGAATATGATGGGCGCGATGGTTTCGATCTCCTGGGACAACGTGTCGATAAAAAACTCTTTTCGGACAGGTCCGACAGCCGGCAGCCAACCCTTGAACCGCACATAGTCCGGTCCAAGTTCGTGGCTGACACCCAGGAAGACCTTGATCGTGGCCAGCCCGTCCCGCCGGCGGACATAGACGGCATCGCCGGCCAGCACCTGCTGGTCCGGATCGCAGTAGCAGATATGGCCCGGCGCGATGCCGGCCGGCACCATGGATTCGCCGGCGGCTATGACGGCCACCATGGAATCGGTGACCAGGAGCGTTGCCGACGACGCTATAGGCATGACCTGCTGCCACCCCTCCACTCCGCAGGAGGCCAACCCCAGCACGGGAACCGGCCTGGCCGGCGGGCGCAAGCGTTGATGTGGCTGCGGCGAAAACGGATCCCCTTCCCCTGTCACAAGCCACCTATACTCACATCCGAGTTTTTCGGCGATCACGGCCAAGTCGTCGGCCGACGGCCATTGCCCTTTTTCCCACTTCTGGGTTTTACCCTGCGTCAACCCCAGGCAACGGGCCAAGCCGATCTTTGTCCGCCCGAACTCCTTAGCGTGCTCGGTGGATAAATATTTTTTGTAAATTGTTTCGTAGCCTTGTGACCAATCACGCGGCATAAAGCGCCCTTCTGCTCGAAAAGTAGTTGACCTAAACTCTGATTGGAGTTTAGAGCCGGCATTAACAACAGCCGATAATCCGCACGAGCTAGAGGCAACAGCCTGCACGAGGGAAAACATGGAATCAGCGAAGCCAGTAACCCTAATTGAGTTGTCAAGGCAAGAGCGCCTGATGGTGGTCATGGGCCGTCTGGACTTGACGTTCCGGAAGCTGGGAGAGCTGGCCGGCATCACTGGTCTGAATGCCGCCAAGCATCTCAAATCCGGATCCATCCCGCCCCATCACCATGCCATCTGGGCGCAGGTGCTGCCGGAGGACGTCCTGCCGCCGGCTGTGCATCATAAGCCCGGTCCCAAGCCCCGCGCCGAAAACAGGGCCGTTTAGACGCCGGGTTGCGACAGTAGGCCATTTCGCACGTCCTGTACCACGCTAAATAGACAGGAGATTTCGCATGCCGCGCTACGAGTACCCCGACATCAGCCCGATCCTGCACGCGCTGGTCAAGCGCGCGCCGTCCGGCCTGGGTGCGCAGACCGTCGCCAACATGCTGGGCTGGCGATACGCCACCATGATGAGCGAGTTGTCCGGCCAGCCCGGGCACAAATGCGACGTCAACAAGCTGCTGCCGGTGATGGACATCACCGGATCGGACGAGCCCATGCATTTCCTGGCTCGGGAGATGGGCGGCGTCTTTATCCGCCTGCCCACCATTGAGGATGGCGACAATCCGGTGCAGCAGCAGTGCCTCATAGCGGTCAAGGAGTTCGGGGAGCTGATCGCAGCCTGCGCCGAAGCCCTGGCCGACAACACCATCGAGCCGGACGAGCGGGCCCGCATCCTGAAAGAGGGGCATGAGGCCGTGACCGCCATCATGGCGTTGCTCACCAAGGTGGAGACGGACTGATGGACGGGCCGCGCGTGGCCTGCCCAGAGGGTCAGGGCACGACCGATCGCCGGCGCTGCTTTGACTTGGCGCTCACGCGTCCGGCCTGCTGGCGCTGCCCGATCCCGGTGGCTCTTATCGCCCACGACGGCGAGGATGCCGTCAACCGCGCCGCAGCCGCGTGCCTTTCTCCCCTGCTCTCCTGCCCCTGGACGCCGCCCGCGCTGCAAAAGGCGTCTCGTGGAGCCATCCCGCGCGCCAAGGCGCTGTCCCTGGCCATCCGCGCCTACCTCGTCAAACACCCGCACACCGAACGCCTGTCCACAACGCCGTGCCCAATGCCGTGGACGCGCCGGACGCCAAGGCCCTGGCCGCCCTGCTGCGCCGGCAGGGATTGCCCCTGGAATGGAGTAAGGGACGGCCGTTCCTCAAAATTTCCGACCATGTCCGGGCGTTCGTCCGGGCCTACGTCAAGGACAAGGAGGCCGCATGATCCCCCGCGAACGGACCTGCATACTCGCTTGGCTGATTGAGGGCTTCTTGGCTTGGAAGCGCAACGGGACCTCGCCGCCGGCGTCAGATCTGGCAGCTACACCGGAGAGTCCGCGCGAGAGTGCCGTCTCGTATAAGGCTGCAAAGCTCCGCCACGATCTGGCCCAGGCCTGCATGGATGCGGACAACTACGCGATCTCGTTGCGCGACACCATCGACGCTGGTCTTCCGAGCGTGACGATCACGTCTGGACCGGCAATGGGCTCGACGGAATCCATGATGCGCGAGTGCCTGCGCCTGGTCGGCAGCCTCGAGGTGGCGCAACACGCTCTGCAGCGCCTCGAGGAGATGGGAGCGCAGCCGTGATTACCATCGAATCCGTGCAAAACGGCGTGTTGCTCGACGCCGGCGGCCGCCGCATGGTGTACGAGCTGCGTCCCGGGCGGCGCACACAGGCCGTGCATGACCTGCTGGCCGCCGTAGCCACGGAACTGGCCGCCGGCATCGAGGTCCGTATTGAGGTCCTGGATCCGCGCGGCCAAGATACGCCTGTCACCATCCGTCCACAGAAACGATCCCTCAACGCTGAGGATATCGAAGCCGAATACGGCATCCCGGCCCGGACCCTCGAGGACTGGCGCGCGTCGGGCAAGGGCCCGCCCTACGTCAAGCCGGGCAAGCGCGTGATCTACCTGCGCGAGGATTTCGAGGACTTTTTACGCGCGCACATCGTGACATCGGGCAGGGGCTAGTCGTCATGGTCTGGATCAAGCAGCGCGTCATCGATGATCTGCAGTTTCGACCGACCGCCTCCAGGAATGAGGTGTGCGTAACGCAGCGTCATCTCGATGCGTTTGTGTCGCATCATCTCCATGAGCTCATGCAGCGTGACCTGCCCGGACTGGGCCAGCCAGCTGGCAAATGTGTGGCGCAGGGTGTGGAACCGGACGCGCCGGCGTTTGTCCGTGACCCCATCGTTCAGGCCAAGCTCTCGGACAACGCGGTCAAATGTGCTGCTGATGCCCCACGTGATCTGCCCGCCGTTTTCGTCCTGAAACAGGTACTCATGGGGTTGCCGCCGATAACCGGCCAGGATCCGCATGATGTCCGCCGGGGCCGGCACGGACTGGGGCTCGCCGCCCTTGGCCCGGATATGGATGATGCGACCGGCGCAGTCCAGGTCCTGGCCGGTTATGCCGAAAATTTCCGTGGCTCGCAGTCCGGTCTTGAGCGAAAGCAGGGCCATGTCATGCACTTGCTGGGAGCGCCGGGCAAGCGCGACGAGCAGGTCGCGCGTCTCACGCCTGGTCAGGTAACGCGTAGCCTGGTTGTCCGCTCGCGGGAGCTTGAACGGACCATGCCGTTTCACGGCGAAAGGATTCTCCCCCTTCCACAGCTCCAGCTCAATGGCGTGGTTGACGGCTCGTCGCAGCAGCCCGAAACAATGGCGCACAGTTTGCGCCGCCATCTTGCGTCGCAGGGACGCTTTGACGTCCCAGAGCATTTGCAGTGTGACGGCATCAATTGGGACAGCGTCGAACCTCGAGGCGAGATGCAGGTCATAGCGGGCGCGTTCCGGGCCCACGCGCTTGCCTTCCCCTTCGGCCCAGCTGAGATAGCGCGCGACCATGCTGCCGACGGTCATACAAGCCGCCGGAGCATCCTCGTGGCTTGCCTTTACGGAGTCGTCTGCCTTGCCCGTGAGCAACCGAGCGCGGGCATCAACACCGTCGGTGGGCCGGACGCCGTCGGAATGCCAACCGACGGTGTGCCAGCGGACCTTTCCCGCGCTGTCCCGGTACCACACGACATAGCACCGATCCGCTCCGTAGGAGCACTTTCTGGTGGGGCTCTCCCGGTAGAAGACGCCTGTGTATCGCGTTTTGATGTACTTCCCGGCCAT